AGACCAACCTGATCGGCTTCCATGCCAACGGCAACTACAGCACCGCTGTGGGCGAATCCTTCGCGCTGATGGGCATGGCTCTGTGGGCTGAGTTCCTGGATGGCATTGCCATTATCGATGTCGGCACCGAGTCCTTCACTTCCGTGTCCAGCCCGACCGGCAATCCTGCCGCGAAGATGTACTACGAGAAGGACGCCAGCAACAACTACTTCCGTACCACTGACACCACCGTTGCCAGCGGCAAGACCTACTACACCCGCACCGTCACCCCGGCGGCTTGATGATGTTCCGGGTCTTGCATGACTTCTCTGACATGCATGACGGCGGGAGGCTGTACCATGCGGGGGATATTTACCCCCGCAGCGGTATGGTCGTGGATGAAAAGCGGCTTTCCGAACTTTCGGGACGCGGGAACCGACTCGGCAAACCGCTGATCGCCGAGCAGGCAGAGGAAAAGAAGCCCACCCGAAAGAGGGTGAAGAAGGATGATTGAGCAGGTATGCGCACACATCCACAACTACTTTGAGGTAGACAAAACCACGGGTCTGAGGATGATTTACCCAGACACCTACACCATAGAGAACGGCAGCATCGAGCTGCCTTTTCTTTTGGATGGACAGTATTTCAGGATTCTCGGCTCGGAGATGAACGACGGGGTGTACCTCTATCCCGCTACCGACCTGACCGACGAGACCTTTACCGGCGTGATCTGGAAGATGCGTCCGCCAAAGGAGTTCCTGGAAATTGTGTCCGAGATTTCGGACTGGATGGATAAGTATGGCGACACCATGCGCAATCCCTACCAGTCGGAGGATGTTATCGGCGTCTATCGGTACACGAAGATGACCAGCGGCAAGGTCACAGGCGACTACATCGCCACCTGGCAGAACGTATACAAGGACCAGTTGAAAGAATGGAGGAAACTCGCGTGAATCTGCTTGAGAGCATGATGGAATCGTGCGTCATGATGGATAAAACCACTGTCAGCGACGGCGCGGGCGGCTTCATTCCTACTTGGGTGGAGGGCGCGACCTTCAATGCCTTTGTGCACAAGGAGAGCGCACCGGAGATCACCGTGGCAGAGCAGCAGGGCGTGAAGGAGATGTTCACGGTTGTGGTGCCCAAGGGCGTGCCCCTGGAGTACCACGATGTGTTCATGCGCGTGGATGACGGTGCTGTGTTCAGGGTCACGTCCACCACACTGAGCGACGCGGCCCCAGAGGCGTCCACTGTGCCCATCGCCAAGGCCAACTGCGAGAGGTGGGAGCTGACATGACCAACACGGCGCTTGCTCTCTACGGATTCTTCAGCAGTTTCGGGATTCCTGCCTACCTGAGCGACAACATCCCGGACAACGTGCAGATGCCCTATATCACCTACGATTTGATTGAGCCAGAGGCGCTGTCCTCTGGCCTTTTGAATGCATCGGTGTGGTACAGGGACACCTCTGTCACGGCGATTGCTGCCAAGGTGGACGAGATATCCAGTGCGATAGGGCGGGGAATGAGCATTCCGCTCACCCATGGCGCACTGTACCTCTATAAGCCGACCAACTCGGCGTTCTCCCAAATCATGAACGACCCGAACCGGGAAACCAAACGGGCACTTCTGACCATGACCATTTTCTGCAATACAGACTAAGGAGATGAAAACCTATGTCCCAGATGGCATATACCAAGATTCGTGAGGATACCTTTGAAACCCTTGCGATGAACGCCGGTGTGCTGCTTTCCGAATTCGACCCTGCCGCGGGCACGGTTACGAACGCGAACATCATCGGCAGTACCACGGGCGGCATCAACTTCACCGCCACGCCGTCGTTTATCGACTTCGGCGAGGATATAGACAACTGCCCCAAGAACACCATGGAGCTGAAGAAGCTGGATGACTGGGAGGTCACCCTGTCCGGCACATTCATCACTGCCGACACCGCTGCGGCGAAGCGCCTGATTGGCCTTGCCGACATCGACGGCACCGATGCTTCCAAGGTCATTCCGCGCAGCGTGCTCGTTGAGAATGACTTCGATGACCTGTGGCTGGTCGTGGACTACGGCAACGTGAACACCGGCAGTAATCCCGGACACGTTGTGGTGCATATGATGAACGCGCTGTCCACCGGCGGCTTCCAGATTCAGACTGCCGACAAGGAGAAGGGCCAGTTCGCCTTTGAGTTCACCGCGCACTACAGCCTGGATGCCCAGGATACCGTGCCGTTTGAGGTGTACATCAAGAAGGGCACTGCCTAACCCGTAAACAACAACCGCAGCCGGGGTAATACCCGGCTGTTTTCAAGATAGGAGGCAAATATGAAGACATTTGTGAACTGCACCCCCGATGAATTTATGGCCCAGGCGGCGAAAATCCGCGCTCCCTTCGCCGAGTGGATCAAGAAGATCGGCGCAAAGGAGATCCGAGCTCGGCTTCCCGAAGGGTTTGATGACATGACGCCCGAGGAGCAGGCCAAGGCCGCGACCAAGCAGGCCAATGAGAATCTTGGCGACATCATCGCCGCTGCGATGGAGCAGGACATGGAGGCGACAAAGAACCTGATGTGCCTGATTACCTTCACCGACCCGAAGGACTTCAACAAGCACACCATGGTGGAGTACCTTGCCGCGATTCTGGAGACGATGTCCAGTGGTGAGGTGCGCGGTTTTTTTACTTTCTATCTCGCGCCGATGCTCAAGACTTCATCCGAGGCATAAACGCCGTTCGGTTGGATATGCTCAGGCTGGTGGGGGTGCAGTACCTCACCGAATGCATATGCGCGGCGATGGAGGCGCATTTGAATGATGACGCGTTCCGATACTATGTCACCGACTGTCTGCATGGCCTGTGCAACGCAAACGGCGTTAAAGTGACTCGCCGCTTCTATGAAATCATGCACCCGCAGCCGAAGGATCAGCGCGACGGAATGGAAATATCCCTGGAGCGACTTGAACGCTTCGGTATCAAGGTGGTGGACTAATGGATTTATTTACCCTCAGTGCGGTGCTTGGCCTGGACACCAGCAGCTTTACGTCCGGGCTTGGCATTGCGCAGGCAGGGCTTAAAGCCCTGAAAACAGCGGTCAGCGTCACGTTCGACTTCGTAAAGGACTCTGTTGAGACGGGCATGGGCTTTGACAGGCAGATGTCCGCAGTGCAGGCAGTTCTCGGCCAGGAAGAAGGAACCGTCGAGAACATGACAAAACTGCGTGCCTTTGCCCTTGAACAGGCCCGGGATTCCATCTTCACGGCAGAGGAAACCGCCAAAGCCTACTATTATATGGGCATGGCGGGCTGGAAGAGCGAACAGATGCAGAAGGGCCTGCCCGGAATCATGGCGCTTGCTGCTGCGTCTGGTGAAGACCTTGCCAAGGTATCGGACATCGTTACAGACAGCATCACGGCATTCGGGCTGACCGCTGGCGATGTCACCCGTTATGTTGATCTGCTTGCCCAGACAGCTACAAACTCCAATACGGACGTTAAGCGCATGGGCGAGACATTCAAGTACATCGCCCCCATCGCCGGTTCTTTGGGCGCTGATGTGGAGGATGTTGCGCTGGCAATTGGCCTGTTGGCGGATACTGGCATCAAGGGCAGCATGGCAGGTACAGCCCTGCGAAACATTCTGACCCGCCTGTCTACAAACGCCGGTGCAACCCAAAAGGACCTTGGCGCTTTGGAGATCCTGACAGAAAAACTCGGTGTTGCGTTCTGGGACAGTGCTGGTAAAATGCGCGACTTCAGCGACATCATCATGGATGCCAGAAAGTCTTGGCGGGGACTGACGCAGGAACAGCAGGTCTATTACTCCAAGCAGATTGGCTCCCAGCGCGGCATGGCGGCGTGGTTGGCTTTGATGAATGCCACGGACGAGGAAGTCCAGAAACTGCAGCACTCGCTTGAGGTTGCCGGTGGCGCTGCCCAGACCATGGCGGACGTAAAGCTGGATAATCTCTGGGGCGACATCGAGATGTTCAAGGCGTCCCTGGACGTGTTGAAGATTGCCCTGTACGATGACGTCAAGAGTCCCCTGCGGGATGTCGTGCAGTACGGCACGGGTGCGCTGGATCGCATCACGGACGCGCTGAACGAGGACGGCCTGATTGGCGGCATCCGGCAGCTCGGCGTTGAAATCAAGCAGTTCGGCGTTGAGTATCAGGACGAAATCACAGAGCTGTTCCGTGCCATTGCGCCTATCCTGGAGGCTGTCATTTCCGAACTAGGGCCGCCGGTCATTGACGCACTCACCAAACTCGGCGCAGGTGCGGGCGGTGGTCTTGTACAGGGCATTACAGATGTGGTCACCAACCCAAGCGAGGCCACCAAGAACCTTATTCCCAATCTTATAAACATATGGTGGGAGGGGTTCAAAGGCACCACGGCGGCGCAAATCGACTGGGGCAAGCAAATGGCAGGCAATATTGCCAATGGCTTCAGGGGCGGTGTCGGACAGTTCATTGGCAACATCCAATTCGGAATCGACCAGTTGGTGTATCCGATTTGGGATAAGATCACCGCTGCGAGAAAGTGGGGCCGTGACATGATCCAGAACTTCATTAACGGCATCACGCAGAAGTGGAACGACCTGAAAAACTCGGTCGCCAATGTTGCCGCGACTGTTCGCAGCTACATAGGCTTCTCCGAGCCTGAGCTTGGCCCGCTCTCCGATTTCCACACCTACGCCCCGGATATGATGAGGCTGTTCGCCCAGGGCATCAAGGACAACGAGTATGTGGTCACCGACCAGATCAACCGCTCCTTTGACTTTGGGAACAATGCAGCCCAGTCCAATGCTGTGGGCGAGGAAATCGTGGTGCCCAGGAACAGCGCTCCCCGGGAGATGACGGTGGTTCTGCAGCTCAACGACTATGAGCTGGGGCGTGCGCTGGTGCCCCTGGTAGAGGCGGAACAGCAGCGCGTGGGCGTAAAACTGGTTCGTGGAGGTGTGTACTGATGTTTACCATCGACGGCCTGAGCTGGGATGTACCATGCTCCATTGAACGGGTGGCGGAGCTGACCGCCAGCGACATCAGCGGCATGCTGCTGGACAAGAGTTACTTCAACGACGTGCTGGGCACTTTCATGCGCTATACCCTGACGCTTGCGGTGCCCTTCAACAGGGAAAACGAATACACCCAAATCTACGAAGCCCTGACGGCTCCCGTGGACGGGCATACGTTCGTGTTCCCCTACAACCAGGAGACCCTGACCATCACCGGCAGGGTCTCGCAGGTTTCGGATGTGTATGTGCGCATGCAGGGTGGCGGAACCCACTGGAAGGGCGTGCGCTTCGACATCACGGCGAACCACCCCACCAAGACCATGAGCCTGTCCGACGTGCTCACAAGGGGCAGAGCGCCCCTTCCCGAGGTGGCTTCTGTGGCGGTGGGCACGGTGTACGAGTATACCGAGAACGGCTGGGTGCCCGCGAGTTTCACCGATGGCGACAGCATAGCATGGTGAGGTGGCGCGTATGAAGGTTACGATCAACGAAACCACCTACACCCGGCTGAAAAATCTGTCCTTTGCGCCCGAGACGGAACTTACGGGACAAAAGCTGCCTATTAATGACGTCCAGGTCGATATACTCACGGAGGACGGCGTGGACATCTCCATTGGAGACTACGCCGAACTCTACGACGATCTGGGCAACCTGTGGGCGCGGTACTGGATTGCGTATGCGGAGCGGATTGATGCAAGCACCGTGCGGGTGCGCGCCCAGAGCGCCCTTGCGCTGCTGGACAGGCAGACGATGCCAGCCGCCATGTACGAATCCGAGCCGGTGGTGTACATCTTCCAAGACCTGTTCACGGCGCTGGGCAGCGACACTTGGGGCATGGACGAGGACTTCAACGAGGTGGAGATTAGCGGCTATGCCCCGGAGCAGACGGCGAGGGAGCGGCTGCAATGGCTGTGCTTCGTCATCGGCGCGTATGTGCGCACCTACTTTACCGACAGGGTATGGGTGCGCAAGCTGGACGATACGGAAACGCTGGTGCCAATCGACAAGACCTTCTGGAAGCCCACCGTCACCTTTGACGATTGGGTGACTGCCATCAAGGTCAAGGCGTACAGCTACACGCAGGGCACGCCCCAGACCACGGACAAGTGGGTGGAGGTGCAGAACACCTACTACATCCAGTCGGAGCAGGAGTTCACGCTTCAGAATCCCGCAGCACCGCAGGCCGCGCCGGAGAACGTCATCACGGTGGACAACCTGACGCTGGTGAATGCCTCCAACGTCTCGGGCATCATGACCCACCTGTCCAAGTACTACTTCAAGCGCACCAGCGTGGAGCTGGATGTCATCAACAACGCCAGCTACATGCCCGGGGACAAGCTGACGGTGTACGCAGACGAAAACACGCTGTACACGGGCTTCGCGGAATCCTGCGCATTCTCCTTCGGCGTACAGGCGCGGGCGACCATACGGCTCACGGCAGCGGACAGCGCGGAGGGCGCGAATCTCATCATCACCTATCTGTGGGATGACATGCAGATCGGCAGGAATGAGTACACCTTCCCGGTGGGCTACAACTACAGCATCCAGAACCCGTACATCGACTGGACGATGGACCAGCACAGGTACATCTTCCGTCCCCTCAACGCGGCGGCAGAGGGAACCATCGTCGAGGGGGATAACGAGGACGAGGAACCCTGCGCTGTGGCGCTGGATTTGTGCAAGAAGGTTCTGCACATCATCTCCGTGGATGAGGTTACGGAGGAGACTGATTCCAGCGGCGAGGACACGATAACAATAGGGGTGATTGCGTAATGGCAAAGGTGCTCATAACAGACACCCACATGACAGACATCGCGGATGCCATCCGGGAGAAGCTGGGCGTTGCGACAACGTATACGCCCGACCAGATGGCGGCGGCGATTGAGAGCATAGAGGATACGCTGGTGGCAAAGACCATCACGGAGAATGGGACCTATGATCCCGCCGATGATAACGCGGATGGGTACAGCGGCGTGACGGTGAATGTGCCCACCTCAACGCCTAACCTCCAATCCAAGACGGTGACGCAGAACGGCACTGTGACTGCTGACAGTGGGTATGACGGGCTGAGCAGCGTGACGGTGAACGTGTCCGGGGGCGGCGGGAATGTCCAAGGCTTTGAATTGTATGCGGCGACATTCGATGGTGGTACGCAGAGATTCCCGCGGGGCGTATTTGATAACAAGTATTTTGTGTGCTGTTTTCACGACAACATGAGTAATCGGTATACGCTTAATGGTGTAGACGGTAATTATTCCGCTACCGAACCCGGCAAAAACGGCGGATATATACGCGCCACGACGCTTGCTGTGACGAACCAGCAGACAACGCAGGATGAGGCGTTAATTCCAATCAAAGGTTCAGTATTCATCAGCTATCATGACGATTCCGGCTCGTACATGTCGGTGGTCGGTGGCTGGGTGGGGTATCCGACCGGAGGCACGATCTATGAAAGCGTGGCGACGGGCACTACAAACGCCATCACCATGAACTCGGCTCATCCCAGACTGCTGATCTTTTTCGCCGCTTCCAATACCGGTCTGTCGTCGGTTTCGACCGTCGACGTCAACGGCGTCACGCACAGCGTAGTCAATATGGGCGTGCGTTATGATGGTGTCTACAGCCTGTACACCGCCATAGAGATCAACAACAATTCCGACACGACTATCACCGTAACAATGCCGGCAAGCTGCTACAGCTATCTGTCGATTATCGGCATCTGAGACGCGCGAGGTGTGAGAGTATGAGCAAGAACATCGTGATTCAAGAGGGAGGAGTTGGCAAGCAACTCACCGCAGACAAGCTAAAAACCAACCTCGTCAGCGGCGGCACATGCCTGTGGGTGCCGGAGGAAGATGTGCAGTTGACCACCAAGACCATCACCAAGAACGGTACCTACAAGGCATCCAAGGACGGCTATTATGGCTATGATAAAGTGATCGTCAACGTGGCGGGTGGCGGTTCCATCAGCGGTAAGGGCGCGGACGGCAACGAATATAGCGTTGACGTGGATGAAAACGGCAACATTGTTGAGACAAAGATTCCGTCCAGCATTAGAATCACCACGCCCCCCACGTATACCGGGCCTTATGGGGACAGGGCGTACATTAGTTTCGACGGATTGGTAGTCACGGCGTATGACGTAAAAGGCAACAGCATGGGCGAAGTGCCATTTGATGAATTGGTGTTCCCCGTGACAGTTACAGATTATTCAAGCGTTATTTCTGGTATTCCTTATAATGTACAAGGTATGACTGTTTATGCAACACTCAATGGTACAATATATCAGAAAACGGATATCGAGCCGGCATTTACAGGGTATTTTGAGAATGCATACTATCCAGGGCGCTGGGAACCATTTCTTATTTCCGATATAGCAAATGGTACTAGGTCAAGCCGTTGCATGGATAGCGGTGTAGTAAATTATAATGGTGGAACGTTTTATTATACTCAAGGATATGGGGATACAGGAACTATAAGCGCATTAGGGCCTTTTATGGGAACGCTTTATTATGGCGATTCCGGTATTCTTGATATACTTGAAATGATAGGGGCAACGGGGAGCAGTGATGGAAAGCAGCACATACCCGTTCAATGGATACGCTCCGATGGCAAAACATTAGAAACCAACTTTGGAATTACGGTTGTAAATACCAGCCCAAGCGGCGGTGAATCTGGCGGAGGTTCCACTGTCGATGACGGTCACGGCGGCTCAGGCGGCTCCTTCTGACAAAGCGAGGTGATATACAAATGTCCATCAACTACTCCAAGTACATCAACAGCAAGACCACCCACTACATCAGCAACACAGGCCACGACGAGCGGGGCAAGTACCGTGGCGGCGAGGCGGGGGATCAGGGCGGGGAGTACACGCTGAAAGCGTGGTACAACCGCCCGTGGAGCGTGGTGCTGCGCTGGCCCGACCCTGCCGTGGGTCTGCTGATTGCGCGGCTGTCCATCGCGGCGGCGCTGAACAACAACATCGGTTACGACCAGAATCAGCGCAGGACGTATTGGGACGAGCTGGTCAAGGCGAACTACGACCCCAGCGCCATCAAGACCCCCTGCGAGACGGACTGTACCGCGTCCACCACGGCGAACGTCAAGGCGGCGGGGTACATCGAGGGCATCAAGAGCCTTGAATGCCTGTCCCCGGACATCTACAGCGGCAACATGCGCCAGTGCTTCGTGGCGGCTGGCTTCAAGGCGCTGACATCCTCCAAGTACATTTCCAGCCCCAACTATCTGCTCCCCGGCGACGTGCTGCTGTATGAAGGGCATCACGCCTGCGTGAACATCACCTACGGCAAGTACGCGGACAAGCCCGAACCTGTGGACAAGTCCTTGAAGTTGGGCGACAGGGTGTTGAAGAACGGCATGAGCGGCGCGGACGTGAAGGAGCTGCAAGCCGACCTCATCAGGCTGGGCTATGACTGCGGCAAGTGGGGCGCGGACGGCGACTTTGGCGACGCAACCGAGATGGCTGTGCGCCGGTTCCAGACGCAGGAGGACTTGCCCGTGGACGGCAGGGTGGGTACTGAAACCCTCACAGCCATCAAAAAGGCGCTCTTGGAACAGAGCAAGCCCGTGGATAGCCCTGAGTACGTGGAGATTCGCGGCGGCAACTGCTACGTGCGCAGCGACCCAGCCACGGACGGCGACAAGCGCGGCGTGGTGCATGAGGGAGCAAAGCTCAAGTACGCGGGCCAGACCTCCCCGGACAGCTGGCTGGCGGTGGTCTACAAGGACAAGCTGGGCTGGGTGAGCGGCAAGTACGGAAGGCTGGTGAAGTGACCTTGAATGAGGAACAGTACGCGGAGGTCAAGGCCAAACTCGCGTCCAATGAGACGGAACACGCCTCCTTCCGTCGAAGACTGGACGAACATGACGAGAGCCTGAAGAAGCTGTCCGAGACGCAGGTGATCCTGGAGCGACTGAGCAACGCCGTGAGTAACCTGTCGGCTTCAGTGGGTGAGATCAAGCTGAGCGTGCAGGGCGTGGACAGGCGCTTGGACGCCATCGAGCGGGAACCCGGGGACAACTGGAAGAAGATCACGTTTGAAGTCGTGAAGTACATCGTCATTGCCGTGGTGGGCGTGGCGGCTGGGTACTTCATCAAGGGCGCATGAAAGGAGAACACCATGGATTGGAAACAGAAACTCACATCCCGGAAGTTCTGGGCGGCTGTCGTGAACTTTGTGACTCAGCTCATGATTGCCTTTGGCTCCTCCGAGAACGCGGCAGTGCAGGTGGCGGCTGTCATCATGGCGGGAGCCGGTGTGATTGCCTACATCGTGGGCGAGGGCCTTGCGGACGCTGCCGGTGCGTCTGCGGACGTGATCGTGGCTGAGAAGGAACCGCCCGATATTCCTCTTGAAACAGTGGAGGAATGATGGTATAATAGGCCCATATCTGAAAGGGGGCAGCACCGTGGAGAAAGCGAAGAACGCAACGCCCAAGCCCGAGACCATCCCGATTTATGTCTATGATGACATGGCTGCGAGGAATACCCACAGAGAGAGAATCCACTGGATATTCCACATTATCCAGCTTGTTGTGATGGGCTGCATTATCGCCGGATTCATCTGGTACCTGAACCAGTACGAATACGTCAGCAACGAGTCCGTCACCGTGGATGGCTCCAACGGCATTGCGAACTATGTCGGCAAGGATGGAGACATTTATAATGGCGAAGATAGTTATAAGACGCTCCCGGTCTCGACTCAAGAAGAACGGGCGCTCCAGGGGAACCCTTAGACGCAGGCGCAGATAGCCCCGGCACATGCCGGGGTTTTCTGTTGGGAGGCATCATGAAGGAGTATACCAACTCGCAGATTGCCGCTGTCATAGACGAATATATCCACAATGAAAAGCATAGACATATACTGAAACGGCGATACTGCGACCATGTCACCTACGAACGGCTGGCTGAGGAAGTCGGCCTGGATGACAGCACCGTGAAGCGCATCGTGCGCAGGCACGAATGGACAGTATTTAAGCACCTCTGATTAACCCGCGTGGGCTTCGGCCTGCGCGGGTCTTTTTTTTGTTTTGGCGGCTTCGTGCCGCCTCTTTTTTTGTGCCCGAAAACGCGCCGAAAACGCCACCAAACATCCCTGCTCCTGCCCTGTTGATTGTGGGCGAAAAATGGGACAATTACGGCATGGAACAGATGATTGAAACAATGCGGGAAATCGGCCTGCCCGCCGATGAAGTTGAGCGCATTTGCACATATTACAACAACGACCCGGACGGCCTGCGCAGCTATGTGCTGTATATGCGTGCTGTCTTAGATGACCGGCATGAGTACGTATAGGGAGTTCAACAATAATCCAGCGGGAAGACGGGTGGGCGACTGTGCCGTGAGGGCGGTGTCCGTGGCACTGGATATCGACTGGGAAACGGCGTTCGCCATGCTGTGCGTGAACGGAATTGCAATGGGTGACCTACCAAGCTCCGACAGCGTGTGGGGGAGTGTGCTACGCCAGCATGGATTCTATCGAACATCCATCGCGGATTCTTGCCCGGATTGCTATACTGCTGCGGATTTTGCCCGCGACCACCCGCACGGTGTGTACGTATTGGGATTCGGTGGACACGTCGCCACTATACGGGACGGCTACCTGTATGATGCGTGGGACAGTTCAAACGAGATCCCTCAATATGTCTGGTACAGAAAGGAGAATTGACCATGGCCTATAACAACGGATTCCCGGCATCTTATCAGCCCATGTATTACCAGCCGCAGTATCAGCCCCAATACCAGCAGCCACAGCAGCAGAACACAGGAGTTATTTGGGTGCAGGGCGAGGCGGCGGCGCGGTCCTACCTGATGGCTCCCAACACCACACTGCCGCTGTGGGATAGCGAGAGCAACACCATATTCCTCAAGACTACCGATGCGGCGGGCATGCCCAGCATGAAGATTCTGGATTACACCATACGCAACCAGACGCCCGTAAACGCCCCTGTAGCGGCTTCTCCTGCGCAGATGGAGAACGCCTCCACCTACGCCACAAAGGCTGATTTAGAGGCCCTCGCGGGGCAACTGGGCACACTCAGGGCGGAACTGGACAGCATGACCGCCAAGCGCAAGAAGGAGGCTGCAGACAATGAGTAATCCTCTGTATCAGCAGATGAACCAAAGCAACCCCATGAACAACGTAATGCAGCGGTTCCAGCAGTTCCAGCAAATGTTCAAGGGTGATCCCCGGCAACAGGTGCAGCAGCTTCTTAATTCTGGCAAGGTTTCCCAGACCCAGTATAACAACGCCGTGCAGATGGCGAACCAGTTCCAGCGGATGCTGGGCAAATAAGACTTCATCCGTCAAGCGCGCAGACGGTTGATGAATAAATGAAAGGACTTTACATCCTATGGCTTTGACTGACGAGAACAACACCGGAATGGTTATGCCTGTGGCTCCCATGTACGGTAACGGTGGCAACGGCGGCTTCGGCTTCGGAGACAACGGTTGGTGGATCATCCTTCTCTTCATCCTGCTGGGCGGCTGGGGCAATGGCTTCGGCGGCGGTTTCGGCAACAACATTGCGGCTGACGGCGCTGTGCTGTATCCCTGGATGAACCAGAGCAACCAGATCAACGACGGCTTCCGTGACCAGATGCTCAACACCACCATCAACGGCATCCAGAACGCCGTGACCACCGGCTTCGGCGATGTGCAGAACAGCTTGTGTGCTGGCTTCGCTGGCGTGAACGCTTCTATCAATGGGGCGCAGAATGCCATCGCCCAGCAGATGTACGGCAACCAGATTGCCGATCTGGAACGCAGCTTCGCCGCTCAGACCGCTTCCACGCAGGGCATGAACGCGATTCAGTCCCAGCTTGCCCAGTGCTGCTGCGACAACCGCGCTGCTACTGCCGACCTGAAGTATACCGTGGCTACCGAGGCATGTGCTGACCGCGCTGCCGTGTCCGATGGCATCCGCGATGTCATCACTGCCCAGACCGCGAACACTCAGGCCATTCTCGACAAGCTGTGCGCCCTGGAACTGGACGGCGTTAAGAACCAGCTTGCGCAGGCCCAGCGTGAGAACGTTGGCCTCCAGAACCAGCTCAACATGGCGGCGCTGCGTGAATCTCAGACCGCTCAGAATGCCTTCATCCAGCAGGGCTTCTCCAATGAGGTTGACGCTCTGTACAACCGTCTGAACTCCTGCCCCGTGCCCACCACGCCCGTGTATGGTCGTACTCCGATCTTCACCTGCGGCGGTCAGACTGTGGGTTGCGGCTGCGGGGGCGCAATCGCGTAAAGGAGGTACACCATGGCTGAGTATGTTTCCAACCCTGTGCAGGAAGTTTTGCCGAACCAGAACGTGCTGCTACAGGACAGTATTCCTTGCAATCGGGGCTATGTGATTCACCGCAACGGCTCCGGCATCCTTACTCTGCGTGGTTGTGTCAATGGTACCGGGTGCTTTGCCCGGTACCAGGTCACGGCGAACATGAACATTGCGGTTCCGTCTGACGGGACGCTTGGCCCGATCTCTGTTTCACTCGCCATCGATGGCGAACCGATTCAGACGAGCAAGGCAATCTTTACCCCGGCAGCGGTTGCGGACGAACCTCCCACGGATAATAACTTCGGCAACGTCACCAGCACGGCCATTATCACTGTGCCCCGTGGATGCTGCTATACGGTTGCCGTGGAGAATACCTCTGCTGGCCTGACGGCGGCAGATCCGTCTCCCGCGATTCTTGTTAAAAACGCTAATCTGACCGTGACCCGCATAGCCTGACGGGAAGGAGGATAGAAATGGACTACATGAACGATTTGCACGACCTGTGCGATACCATTTCCCGGGAAATCGGGGATGTCAATGAGAAGATCCGTGCTGCCGGTGGCAAGCTGTCCGGCGGTGACTACGATGTCATTGACAAGCTGACCCATACTTTGAAGTCCATCAAGGCCACCATCGCCATGATGGAGGACGAGGGCGACTACAGCAACCGCGCCTACCCTGACGGCATGGGTGGTTCCTACCGGGGCTACTCCCGCACCATGAACGGCGGTTCCTATGCCCGTGGCAGGATGAATGCCCGGCGCGACAGCATGGGCCGGTATTCCCGCGATGACGGCATGGTGGAAGAGCTGCGCGGCCTGATGAACGACGCTCCAAACGATACCATCCGCCGTGACATCCAGCGGCTGGTTGAGAAGATCGAGCAGATGTGAGGTGACTCCCCTTGATTACGGAAAAGGACCTGCAAGAGGCTATTGCCGAATGTCAAGGGGAGAGAAACCCCAACGCGAACACTTGCGTAAAGCTGGCGGCTTTCTACACCATCAGGAATGAGCTGTTCGGGAAATCCGAACCATTGCCAAGGACAGAAATGTCCCCAGCAAACTATTCCTTCGCTGCAGCGCCCACGGAGCCTGTCGAAACCACGATAGACTACTACAGCGACACGGAATTCTCCCGGGTGATTGACGGCAGGAAGGCGGCGGACATCTGGCCCGTCATGGACGAGTTGATGTCCACACTGCAGGTGATACAGCCCCGGCTTTACGACGGTGTGATGCGCAAGCTCAGAACATGAATGCAGCCCTCCTTCGGGAGGGCTTTTTAGTTACAACGTGTGCATTACAACCAGTGCTAATCTACACGTTGTAACCAATACGCGGGAATATGTCCAAGGTGAGTAGGGATTGTGGGGAGGTTCCTCGGTAGGCGGGTTTTAGCTTGGTATATTCTATGTGGTCAATAACCGTCCTGAGAAGGGCGTTTTTTTGTTCCATGGTCTCAGCGTGAGGAAGGGCATCCAGTACGCGAATGATGTTGGGGACGGCTTGCGCGATTGCCTCCTCCTTCGTCATGGTCACGGGACTGGACTTGGAATGAAGTGCGGCAAGCTGTTCTTCCAGCATGTTCTTTTGGGCGAGGTATTCGGAGGGCGTGTATATGCCCGTCTCAACCAGCTCCCTTGCCTTTGCCAGACGGCTTTGAATCTGCGCGGTTTGCTTGGCGATGATGTTGTCCATGTTCGGCTTCTCGGGCAGGGTGACGGTCGCCGGGTTGTACCTTGCGCACCAGTCGTTTAGCGTATCGAGTACGGCTTCCATTACGATGCTGGTGTATGTTCCGCGCGTCTTGCAGCCATGCGTCATACATGTCAAGACATGATCCTGTGTCGCGCTTCTGTGTCCGCCTCTTCTCTGCATTACGTGGCCGCATTGGGAACAGACAACAAGGCCAGCAAGGGGATTGGCAAGAGCAAGAGAAGCCTTTGTGGATGACGCATGGCGCGACTGTTCAAACATGTTCTGCACCCGGTTGAAAACTTCTTCCGAAATGATAGCGGTGTATGCGTTCTCAACTACGGTGGGCTGGGATTCCACTTGCTTCTTTTTGCGCTTGCCGTCTTCAATTGTGGACACGGTTGCAGTCCTGCCCCAGAGGAGACGGCCAGTGTAAATCGGGTTGGTGAGGATGGCCTTTACCGAAGCCCTTGTCCATGTGTTTCCAAGAGTTGTATGCAGCCCCATGTCGTTTAACTTACTGGCGATCCCGCTATAACCAATCTCGCCCGAGGCATAATCATTGAATATCATTCGGACGATTTCGGAGGTTTCGGGGTCTGGCACAAGCGTTATGTGCTTTCCTGCCGTGACTTTAGAT